AAAAATACTTTCAATGTTACTAATACTACTGGCAGGCTGTTGTATAATTGTTACCATGCTGACTGTACAGTTGGGGGCACTACAAAAACAGGCGACCTTATACAGACATCGTCTAGTACAAAAAATCAAAAACCTCAACGGGTAGACCTTTCTGTATATAACAAGCAGTGGGTGGGGCTAGACCGTAGCCAAAGAGTTGTTGATTACTTAAAGTCTGTACAGGCTTACCATGCTTACCAAAATAAATTTGCTGACATTCGTTATGATGTAAAGGAAGACCGTTGTGTGTTTCTTGTGTACAAGGACAAGACATTGGTTGATGCAGTTGGTAGGTCGCTGACAAATTCTAAACCAAAATGGAAAAGGTATGCATCTTCCCGTATTCCTTTTGTGACAAAAAACCAGAGTGACAATCTTGTCATTGTAGAGGATTGTGCTTCGGCTTGTGCGTTGACAATATCTGGAGTTAGGGGCATGGCTTTGATGGGTACGAATCTCTTGACAGAATATTTAAAATATTGTAAGGGGTATAATCGGGTCACCATTGCATTAGACAAAGACGCATCAAAAAAAGCAATGAAGATGGTACACGAATTATCTATTCATGTACGGACAAAGTTGGTGCTGTTAGAACGAGATGTAAAAAGGTGGAGTACAGAACAAATAAGGGAGAAGTTCAATGTCACTTGAGAAACAAATACTATCAGCGTGTTTATCCAATGAGTTTTATAAAGATACAGCAGAGGTTGTGTCTACAGAGATGTTTGCCAATGGTGTGGGAACAATTTTTGACACCATCAGTTTTGCACAACAGAAGTACGAGAGTGATTTAGATGTAAACACTTTGATACAGCTACACAGGAATAAATATCCTGCACTACCAGAATCATCAAGAGAGCCTATAGAGGAAGTTATAAAAGACCTCAGTAAGTTTATGCCAAGCAACAAGATTATACTAAAAGATTTAATCATTGACTTTTGGAAGAAAGACAAGGCACATAAGATTAGTGACTTATCCGCTGACATTTGGTTAGGCAACAGTGACGACTTTACTGTACTGAGAACTTTAGTTGACACGGCTATAGAGAAAGCACCAGAAGATGAAGGGAACTTCCAAGAAGTGAAAGATGACATAAAAGATTACATAGATGGTTGGGATCAAGGTTTTGAATTTAAGTTTGAGTTGCAATCATTGGCTGACAAAATCAGTGGTGCGGGTAGAGGAAACTTAGGGATTATATTTGCTAGACCAGAGACAGGGAAGACAACCTTCTGTACATACATGGTTGCAGAATATATCCGACAAGGATTTAAGGTAGCCTATTTTGCTAACGAAGAACCCGGAAGATTGGTTAAAGGCAGAGTGTTCTCCGCATATCTTAAACGATCTATTGATGAGATGAAGAAGAACTTAGATAATTCTATGACTGTGTACAAGAACGAGATAGAACCAAACCTAAAGTTATTGGAAGGTAGAGGTATTACTTTATCAGAAATAGAAAAATTTATTGACATACATAAACCTGATGTGGTAATGGTGGATCAGTTAGACAAAGTAGTCATCAACGGTAACTTTGCTAGGACAGATGAAAAGTTACGGGCATTGTATGAGGGGGCAAGAACGATAGCTAAAAAACAACAAGTATTATTTTGGTCAGTGTCTCAAGCATCCTACGATGCACAGGGTAGACAAGAGGTAGACTTTAGTATGTTGGAAAATAGTAGGACAGGTAAGGCTGCAGAAGCTGACATCATTGTAGGTATAGGAAAGAATTACGGTGAGGAGGAAGATTACATTCGTCATCTTTGTGTATCTAAGAATAAACTTAACGGGTGGCATGGGACAGTAACATGTTCTATTGATATACACAGGGCGAGATACGAGTTATGATATTAAAAGCTGACGGATTTGATGATGCGATATTGGGCTTAGGCCGAAGATGTTCACAACCTGATCTGTTAGTTTATGATGTTGACAAATGTGTAGCCATACTTATGAAAGATGGAATGACAGACGAAGAAGCTATGGAATATTTTGAGTACAACGTGGTAGGATCATGTATGGGTGAAGGAACACCTATCTTTCTGTACAGAGGAGTGGAGGATATAGAACTATGAAAAAAAGAATACACGTAAATCAGCACGTTATAAGAAGCAACAAAAAGAACAACGAGAATAACCCTGTAATAACTGTTAAAACTTACCAAGACAATACCTATGGTCACGAAGTAAGCATATTAGGAAACAGCAAGGTTGTGTACAGGCCAGATAAACCCCTGTCTTGTGGGGCAAAAGTATGGATAGAAACGGATGCGGAAGTGGTGGTGAAATGACAAAAAAAAAGACGGGCTATAGGTATTTTAAAACTAATCGTAAAGGAGAGCCTGTATTTAGAAGAAATACGGATCAAACTTTATGTGAGGTAGAAACATACTTAAAAGAATCTAATATTAATTACGAATATAGATTAGGAGCTACTGCATTAAAAATTTATAATAAAGAAGAGATACCCTTTATATATTATTTTACTACTGGAAGATGGAAGCGGTACAATGGGAGAAAGTTTCCCCACTACCACAGCAACTCTGTACAAGATTTTGCTATAAAATATTTAAATAGGAAGTTTGATGATAACCGTTCTTGACATAGAAACAACATATAAAAAAGATGAAGCAGGTAAGCTAGACCTTGATCCTTATACAGGAAACATGTTAGTGTCTGTGGGGTACAGTGCTGTAGGTTCTGATATAATAGCTCCCTTTACAGAGAAAAAGATTTATCGCCCTGACAGTGAGGGCTACCTCTGTTTTACCCACACAGAAAAAGAACCGACAGAGGATGGCTTTGCTGTACTGCAGAAAGTTCTGGATAATACGGAAGTTTTAGTGGGCCATAACATTAAGTTTGACTTGAAGTGGCTCCTTGCTTGTAACTTTACCTATACAGGAAAGCTATACGACACGATGATAGCTGAGTATGTTATACACGGTGGAGATAAAGTTGCTCTGTCTTTGTCTGAGTCCGCTAAGAGATATGATTTAGATGAGAAACGTACCGATTTAACTGCACAGTACATGAGAGATGGGGTATCTTTTGACTATATACCTTGGGATATTGTAGAAGAGTATGGCAGGGCTGATGTAGAAGTAACAAAACAATTGTATCTTGCACAGCAAGAGGCAGTAAAAGATGGTCTTGCACCTACTGTAATTTTAATGAATGAGATGTGTCAGGTTCTTACCGAGATGGAAAACACAGGTATGAAAGTTGATGTGGATTCTCTCACTAAAATTAGAGAAGAATATAAGAATGAATACAATGAGTTACATGAATTTCTTGATGAAGAAGTTAAACGTACTATGGGGGATACTCCTATAAATTTAGACAGCCCAGAGGACAGGTCTAAAGTTTTATACAGCAGAGCAGTGACTGATAAAAAATTCTGGGCGAGTACATTTAATTTAGGATATGAACAGTATGGTAGTACAAAGAGAAAGAAAAGAGTTCGCAAGTTAGGTAAAGATGATTTTGTTAGGAAGGTAAGAACCTATACAAAAATAGTTCCCCATACAGAGTCCCATCAATGTGGTTCCTGTAAAGGAAGGGGATACTTTAATCCGCTAAAGAAAGATGGCACAACAGGTAAGGCTAAAAGAATTTGTAAAACTTGTAATTCTGATGGCATAGTATTTAAATCTACAGGAGAAGTTGGTGGCTTTAAACTTGTGCCGAGAGATGCTTATGATGTCAGTACACACGGCTTTAAAACAGACAGACCAACATTAGAGAACTTATCTATGTCTGCCAATGACGAGCAAAAGAAATTTATCAGTGCCTATATAAAATACAATGCTATAGGTACATACTTAAGAACATTTGTTGATGGTATAGAGAAGGGACTAGATAGTAAAGGTTTTATACATCCTCACTATATGCAATGCGTTACGGCTACAGGAAGACTATCTTCTCGTAATCCAAACTTTCAGAACATGCCAAGGGGTACAACTTTCCCTGTGAGGGCTTGTGTTGTATCACGATGGGAGGGAGGAAAGATATTGGAGGGAGACTACAGTCAATTAGAATTTAGAGTTGCAGGCTTTCTTGCACAGGACAAACAGGTGTATGCTGATGTAAGGAAAGGTTTTGATGTGCATAGCTTTTCTGCAGAAGCATTGGGTGTATCTAGACAGGAAGCAAAAGCACATACATTTAAACCACTATACGGAGGTACATATGGAACAGAAAAAGAAGTTGCGTACTACGACCTTTTCAAGGCCAGATATTCAGATGTTGCTAAATGGCACGTCTCTTTACAAAACGAAGCGATTAAGACGAAAAAGATCACCCTTCCTTCTGGTAGGATTTATCATTTTCCTCATGTTCGTAGGAACTTTCATGGCGGTTCTACACACGCTACCGCCATAAAAAACTATCCTGTACAAGGATTTGCTACCGCAGATCTGCTCCCGCTTGCTCTTATAAATTTAAGACAAATTTTGTTTGACAGCGACATGCAGTCTGTGGTATGTAACACAGTACATGATTCAATTGTCCTTGATGTTTTTCCAAGCGAGGAGAAAAAGGCAATTGAAATTTTAACGGAGTCCATGTTGAGTATCAAGGATGAAGCTATGAAACGATACAATATTGACTATGACATGCCGGTGGGTATTGAATTAAAAGTAGGTAAAGACTGGCTTGACATGGATGAAGTTTTAACACTATAAACCGAAGGAGAAATTATGATGTCAAATGATGTTGTAACGAATACACCAAGTGTAGTGCCGTCACTAAAGAACATGTCAGTGGCAGAAATTGCGGCATTGACTGGGCAAGAAGTAAGTAGTAATGAAAGTCAGAGCCTTCCTCGCTTTGCCATTAATCATGGTGAAGAAGACAATGAAGGTAGGAGCATTCCTCGTGGGGAGTTCTCTTTAAAATTACCTGACGGTGTTACTGCCTATGCAAAGGAAGCTCATCTACGAATATTTTTTAGGTTGTTTACCTACAGTAGGTGGGATGCAGAGCAGGGAACTTTTGGTAGCCAAACTATACAGGCACCAAATTTAAGTGCTGACTTTTATGATACAGAAGGTGGTATCCGGTGTGGAAGGCTGACCAAAGATCAAGCCGATGGTTTAGCTAAAGACAGTCCAGAAATGATGTTACACAAAAGTGTGAAGTGTAATCAGATTCTGTACAACACAGTGCAGTTGGTTAATCCTGTAGATGCAGACGGTAACAAAGTAGATATGCCTGATGAAGTACCTTCCGTTTGGTATGTTAGAGGCTCTGGTTTTATGCCTGTCAGTGACCATATAAAAATGATTGACAGACAGAAAAAGATTATGTGTACGTCTGTTAACAAAGTAACTACCTCAAGAAAGAAGATGGGTGGTAATTCTTACTATGTCCCAGTTATGTCTACACTTAAATACGTGGACATAAAAGATAGTGATCAAGAATTAATCGCTAAGTTTTTTGAGACCAAAGAAGCCATCAATAATAAAGTGATGGGCCAGTGGAGAGAACAAAAAGAGAAGAAAGCTAAATTAGGAGACTTGTCCGATTTTGGTGAAGTTCTTAATGCTACAGGATAGATAGTTTGTCTAATCCTATCTTAATGAAAGTACAGGGATTACTAGATCGTGCCATGAAAGAAGGTATTGATCTAGACCCTGAACTTTTAGAAAACTTTAAAAACGATTGTGGTGATGCCTTAGTCAAACAACTGTCTCGTGGTAAAAGTGATTACTCGTTACGGATGAGTGGCTTGGGCAAACCCATGTGCCAACAATGGCATGACAAAAACGAATCACCTAAAGAGACACAATATAATTCTATCATGCGGTTTTTATTTGGTGACATCATAGAAGCTATAGCTATGGTAGTTTTAAAATCAGCTAACGTAAATATAGAATCAGAACAAGAGAGAGTTAATTTAGATTTAGATGTGTGTGAACTTAACGGTACATTAGATGTTGTTATTGATGGCAAAGTGTGGGACATAAAATCTGCATCCCCGTATGCTTTCTCTAAGAAATTTGGTGGAGAGTTTGGTGGATACAACAAAGTAAAACAAGATGATACCTTTGGGTATTTGATGCAAGGATACCTGTACAGCAAAGCAAAGAACATGGACTTTGGTGGGTGGATTGTTGTAGACAAAGCTTCTGGTGAATGGGCAGTATGTGAAGCACCAGATTACCAAGAGGAAGACTCTGTAGAGCAGTTGGCTAAGGCAAAATCTAATGCAAAAACAATGTTACAAGACAAACCATTAAAGAAAGAATTTAAAGATAAAGAAGAAACATTCCGTGTACAGCACGGGAAAAGAAAAGGTGAGATAATTGCTACAGGAAACAGAGTTATGCACACGGTGTGTGGCTATTGTGATTATAAAGCACAGTGTTGGCCTACTGCACAACTACATAAAAAGGTAGGAACACAGGCAACGCAACGACCTCTTGTTTGGTATACAAAATTAAAGAAGAGAGAAATAGAGGTATGATTTATTTATCTACAGAAGTAACCATAGGAGATAGCTACATCAACGAAGGTGTATACTTTGGTTACCAAGAGTGTGATAAAACATTTGGTGGTGATAGTATTGTAAAAGAACTACGCAACAGACCCAATGGCATACCAATCCGAATGACTAAAACATTTGATCTTGATGAACCTTGGGGTGATGATAGATTTGAAGAACATAAGGAGAAGATAGATCATGATTTAGATATATTGGCTGTACAAGCAAAAGCAAGAAACAGTCTAGTAGTATTACACTGGACAGGCATAGAAGAACAACGAGGCATTCTACGGGAGAATGCACCTAAAACTTTTAAGTACTTTAACGATAAGTTTGAGGATATAATACATAAAAACATGCCGAGGGTATAATGGTACTAAGACATCATGGCTACCGATCAGACTTTGAATTGTCTATCGCTGTAGCTTTAAATAGAAAAAATGTAAAATTTCAATATGAATCGGAGAAAATAGATTATGTTAGGCATTCTACTTATAATCCTGACTTTGTTATAGAGGGAAAGAACTTCTATATAGAAGCAAAAGGACTTTTTACTACAGCAGATAGGGGTAAACATCTGTTAATTAAAAAACAACACCCCGAAATTGATCTAAGATTTTTGTTTATGAGAGCAAGTAATAAACTTTATAAAGGTTCTAAAACTACTTACGCTGGGTGGTGTGAACGCTATGGTTTTAAATGGTGTGAAGGTTTTTTACCACAGGAATGGTTAGATGAATAAGGAAGATTTAAACGGTTACAGAAAGAAGCTCCCTTTAGGTATGTATGTTATACTGCTTAAACCTGATGGGGAGGATGGTGTTAGTCTTGCTGTAATAGATACACATAATATTGGTGATAATCATGTTGATCTATCATACATTCTTTCTAGGGGTGTACTGTCTTTACTGGCCAATGATATGGATATGATAAAGGAAAGAGGGCAGAGTGTTATATTGGAGGAGATGAGAAACGAAACGAAACTCCCAATAATTGATAGCCTTATGGACAGAACAAAACCTACCGCACGTGTACAGAAAGATAATATTGTGTCTATATTTGGGGAGGATACAGATGATAAGCAGTGATAGTATACCAGAAGGACTGGAGTATAAGATGA